TGGCCAGTTATTAGATTTTACTTAGAGGCAAGACCAATGACCAAAAAATCAAAGACCAAAGAAGATAAACAGTGGCTATCAGATGTAGCCGAACTTGGCTGCATTTGCTGCCGCAATATGGGTTATGGAGCATCGCCAGCAGAAATTCATCATACGCGAGCAGGGCAGGGTATGGCTCAACGAGCTAGCCACAAAGATGTATTGCCGTTATGTCCACCTCACCACCGTGCTAGCTATGACACTGGTTTTCATGCAGCGCCTAAAACGTGGCAGCAAATTCACGGTACCGAAGCGGAATTGCTCGAGCAAACCAAAATTGAAGTAATGGCATTACGCGCTTGTCGCGTCTAGCAATATTGATAAATAAAGAAGTTGAGGTATTAACATGATCTATCCAGAGACTAGCGGCAAGAGTGGCGAATATTTAAGACTACGTACATTAGAGAGTACATGGATCCGAGGGAGATTAACAATGTGGGGTTGTTGGTCTGCGTTTAGCAAATCCCCTAAAGCTGCAGGTATTTTTCAGCGATTATTAGCAGAACCGAAAATTACAAAGAAAGCCCTTAAAGATGCAATGCGAAGAATGAAAAAAGAAGGGCTATCAGAGGAAACCTTGCAGCTTTTCTTGGAAGAGTACCAGGATAAGAAAACACTTAGCAATATGTGGTTCTGCAGTGATATCGAAGGTGGGAAAATGGATAAGGTAATAAGCGCTGTTTTTGCACATGATCAAGGATTGTTAAATGTCTTGAAGCAGCATTATATATACAAAAAATCATATTATGCACTAGCTCTTGAATTACATGAGAGCAAGCCATCTATATCATTATCAACGTGTAGAAGGCGAATTAAGGCTTGGTTGTCTATTGCTGAATTTATGCTTTATCGACCAATGTGTGATGAATTTGATCGAGGTTATCATTATTCTGAATAAATCATTGACTTTTTGAACAATGAAGTTATAGTTTTGGTATACGCTGCGCGAAGCTGTACACGCAAAGCAGTAAAGGAATTGAAAACCTCGCCACTGTGCGGGGTTTTTGCTTTCTAAAGCAAGTAAAGCTTGCTGTCATCTTTGTTCAAAGTTACATGTGTAGTTATACTCAGATACCATCAAGCCCTCTCGTGAAAGCTAATAAAGCGTTACAATTATTAATTGCAAGTTAGATACCCGTAGCATACCCTGTGTGAGCTATAGATATCAGGGATGATTAACAGGTTTCTATAGCGGAACCCGTCAGTAATGGCGGGTTTTTTCTTTCTCAATGAGTAATATTTTACAATTCGAAAAATACGACTATTTTTATATAACAAGTGATTAATTAATTGCTGATTATAAAGGGATTATATTTATGGGGATCGTTAATGCATTACAGGTAGCAGTAGCTGCACTGGTATTATTTCTTCTATTTGTCGCTATTCCACATTGGGTAAAGTAATTAGTAGCTGAAGAGTTGAGCTTGCACAATTTCAATGGTGAACTATATTTAATTTGCGAACTACATCAGTTGTAAGAACATCAACCCTAGTCAAACCCGTCAGCAATGGCGGGTTTTTTGCTATACTACGTGAGTTAATACTAAACAATAAGTGGACTAGGATAATTAAGTATGAAACTCAATCTAGGTAAATCATGGGTTGGACGGTGTATCATTACTTTATTTTTAATGGCAATTTCTTTTATATTCGGGGCGTCGATTACCAGAACGGTTGATTTTGACCCAATTGAGCAATCAAAAATCAATGTTTCAAATTTATTAGCCTATCCTGAAGTTGCTGAATTTAAAAACATGGAATATTTTTACAATAAAAAAACTTTAAATGGAGGTGTTCTGGGGTATATATGTGGAGAGGTATTTACCTTTAATAAGGAGCATTTACCAGATGGGTTTAAGCGTTTTATAGTTAAAGTGTACACCCCTCCTGAAGGCTTAACTTTGCTTTCCTTTCCGATTATAGAAGGTGGGGAAGACGCGCTACTATCTGAAAGAATAGACAGTATTTGGATGATGTTTTGCCACAACCAATAGAATTCACCAGCTCACAATGAAAACTCTATTTGCCAGCTTCTATCTTGCACGTAGCGGCATTAAAGCGAGCAGGGTTTTCATTGTGGAGAATGCCAAAACTGATTAGCTAACTCGCATGGGTTATCTGTACTTATCAGGATAGAAGCACACACGCGATGAGGAATCTGAACGCATACACTCTCAGCGTATGCCTCCACAATACTATAATTTTATTAACGTTTAGATTTCGTTTAGTTACTGAGCTGAACTTACAAACCTCGACAGGTCTAAAACCTAACATAAATGTGATTATGAGGTATGACATGAGGCCGTTTATATTAGTTTTTGCAGTAATGCTCTCTGCTTGCGCATCTTCTGGACAGGATTTAAGCAAGGAAAAACCTAAAGATGATCCCTATGCTGATAGTACGTTAAACAGCATTAAAGCTAGCCAGAAAGTGCAAACAGACCGACAAATATATAAAAGAGGTTATTAATTCAGCAATTGATAATTACTCAAGGGCTGCGCACTGCGTGGCCTTTTTCTATTTAAGAGAGGTAGTTATGAGTCGAAATATCAAAAAAGCACGAATTACCCGTATTTCTAAAGTTAAAGCGGATCGTAGTTTAGAGGAACGAGTAACAGAATTAGAAAATCAGCTCACTGACATGCAAGTGAGCCGTAAATTAGAAAATGCAATGATTAATGAGATTCAAAATGCAATGCTAGCATCAGACAATGCTTTTTGTGCTTCATTATCAAAACTATGATTTTTTAATACTGCCAAGTAAAAGGTTTAAATGCTTTATACTTTCTTCATAGTTAGATTCGTGCATATCGAGGTCTTCACCTTTCTCAACTAAAGAAGCATGGCTACCATCTATTATACCTTTGACAATGGCTCGATCATCTTCGTTTAAATATTTTCTTGATAAAACAGCTAAAATAGCGCTGTGTACTTTTGATTCGTTGTTTAGTCTTAAAAACCATTGCCCTATTTTTTCAATATCACTCTCAATGTTATCAAGTCGTTTGTCTGACATATTTATCCTCACGCCGAAGTTAATCAGCCATCCCTTCGGTAAGTCACATAGGGCTGAACCTCTAACTTAACCTAAATATCAACTGAGTTCATTAACCCATACTAGCTTCTATAGCTGGTGGCTTGAAATGTGAAAAATGTGAATTTTGCTTAAGTATTGTTTTTTTGTTCCATATATTATCTCCTTGCGTACGCAACAATAGGAGATATACATGAATTACTATGTTCACACATCTAAAGATGCACAGGGTGATTACGAGGTTCATAGAGAGGGGTGTAATCATATGCCCGCAATCTTGAACAGAAGACCCATTGGTCATTTCTATACTTGCACAGCAGCAGTTCAGATGGCGAGAAGCCTAGGGTATATTCCTGCAAATGGATGCTATTGGTGCAGCAGGGAATGCCATACATCTTAAGTTATCAAGTGTGAATTAACTAAAGGTCACTTCGGTGGCCTTTTTTGTTGCCTAAAAATAAGGAACGTAACTATGTACGCACTCAAATTAATGACAGAACGTAATGGCCGTAAAGTTGAAGAGTCGCATTATTTGGGAAAAATGTACCGACTGGAATTTTATCCAGTAGTCGATAATCCCGATATAGCTGCTCGATTGGAATACACAACAAAAGACGGTGTTCCTGCATTTGACATCAAACGAACAGACCATGCTTACATTACTACGGTTACGGGTGATACCGTTCGGGTTATCTGCAGAGGTAAAACGCCTTCTCATTAACAGTTAAGAGAAAAATCATTTATGAGCACATCAATAGGGATAACCCTCGGTGCTGCTGGCGGTGGCGCGATGGGCGGTTTCCTTATTGGTGCCGACTATGGTGTTGTGCTAGGGGCAGTTATTGGCGCTTCAGTTTCCGTCATTGCATCTAAAGATAATAACCGACGAAAGATACTTCATTTTATTTTAGCTCTAGGTGTGGGGATTCTCATTGCTAAAGAAGCTTCTGATGTTATCTCACAGATATGGAGCTGGGATATTAGCCCTAGAATAATGGCAGTTATTATTTCGGCTTTGTTAATCCCCGTTTTGGTGCTTGCTGCAAACAAAGACAACCTTAGAAAGTTATTTAGCCGTATTGCAGCATCAATAGACCGAAACTTCAGCAGTATCGTACAGGCCATTAAAGATTGGCGAAATAAAGGGGGTAACTGATGGACGCCTTCTTAACAATTTTTACCACCGTGACGCGCTGGATAGATATCAATCCTCTAGGTTCCGCTGATATTTTATTTAAATCAGCCTCGGCAATCACAGTGTTTTTGTGTCGTTATGCTAAGCGCCGAGATTCGATTGTCGGTACGGCTTTATTTATTTGCTGGGTTTATCAAATATACCAAACCGTTGCAGGCGACCGAATAGCAGCATCATCAGATGTATTGCTCAGTGGTATTTTGTTTATCGTCATATTCTCAGCGGGTGGCAACATTATGTCGGTTGTTGTCATTAGTAAGTTAATGTCCCGAATCAAATCAATCTGGCTGCTAATTAAGCGGCCTTTTACTTTTATGGTGAAAAAATGACAGATCCAAAATGGTTAATTGAGGCTAAAAAAGAAATCGGTGTGTCTGAGCATACCGATTCAGGCTCGAAATCTGTAGATCAGATGTGGATTGATAGTAAGTTGCGTGGTTTAGTTGGTACCGCCAAAGATGTTCCTTGGTGTGCTGGCTATGCTAATGCAATGCTAGAACGAGCTGGTATCCGCTCACCTCGTTCAGACTCTTCACAATCTTATCTAACATTTGGTATTAAGCTGAATGAACCAAAATACGGTTGTATTTGTGTTGGCAAGCGTACTGGCGGTGGGCATGTTGGTTTTGTTGTTGGTATGGATAAATCTGGTAATCCATTGTTGTTGGGCGGTAATCAATCAGATGCAGTTAATATCAAAGCATTCCCAAAAGAGCGTGTTCTTTCGTACCGCTGGCCAGATGGGGTGGAAATTGATAACCGACCTCTGCAAATCGGTGATGCCGCATTGTCAGTGAAAGAGTCGTGATATGGGTTCGCTAACTAAAGCATTAATGGCCGCTTGTGCCATTTTGCTATTTTGGCTCTGGTGGGTTGCTGATGACTTTGACAAGTTGAATGATAAACACACTAAGTTAGAAAGTAGTTTCTCCAAGTTAAATAGTGATTTCAATGAGCAGGTTGCTATTAATGAAGACTACGAAAAGCGCATTAACTCCCTTCACGAACTCGACACAAAACACACAACGGAACTCACAAATGCAAAAGCTGAAATTGACCAGTTGCGTATTGATGTTATCAATGGCACTAAGCGCCTGCGGATCAAAGCCGACTGTCCAAAGCCCGAAAACAGTTCCACCTCCAGCGTGGATGCTAGCAGACCCGCCACCTTGGCGAGAGACGCTGAACAAGATTATTTCGATCTCCTTAAACAGCTTGAAACACTCGAAAAGCAATACCTTGGCTTAAGGGATTATTACTTTACTGAATGCAAAAGGTAAGGGGCTATTATGTCTAATGATTCATACGCACCAGCTTTCCTTGTCTTCGGTATTGTATGTGCGCTGCTTGGGTGGGGAGTCATTGAAGGTCTGATTTATCTCTGTAAGTGGATATTTTAGACAAGAAAACAATACGGTTAATTGAAGCTGAAAGGGAAAAAAATAGACCCACGTGTCTAATGAGGGTCTGAATATACTAGGCTTACTTATGTCTTATTATATTTTGTCCGAGTAGACGTGTCATGCATGCTCGCTGCTAGTATTAGCTTGTTAAACGAGCGTATCCAACGTACGCCATTGTTTAAATAATAGCCATATTATATTTGTAAAGGTTCACAGCCATCAGCTAATTACTGGTGGCTTTTTCATTTATGGAGACAGTCATGTCAGATAAAAAAGAAATAGCCACCCTATCTATAAAGATATCAGTCGATAGCACTAACTTAGATAAGTTAGAAGCGCAACTGAAGCGCATTGAAGGGCTGATGATTAGCACGGGACTGAAGCAGCCAGCAAGTGGTGGGTTTATTGCAAATTCGTTCGATGTATTTAAGTGCAAAGGTGGCGGTGTTTTTATACCAGAGGCGCATATCAGCGCTGCAAGTGTTAGGCAGTTATCAGAATTAATGAGTGACAAAGCCAAAGAGGCGATTGAAAAAATAGCTAAACAGTCACCCACTACCACAATGACAATAACCACAGGCGTTAATGATAGCCGTGAGCAACAATCTGCTGTTGCTATTCTTGAATCCTCCGCTGAAATTAGCCGAACAAGTGAAGTTATTTCTCGTGAGCAGTCAGAATTCGAAAAGTTTAAACAAAAGGTTGAGTCTGAGTTTAGTCAATTACACTCATCAATTACAGCCATTCAGCATACGCAAGCCAACTCAGAGATAGCGAGTTCGAATGCGATAGAGCAATTTCGTGCTGATATTAGGAATGGTTCTAGATCACTCTAACTTTAAAGGTAAATTATGTGGATATTAATATTTGCCATGTACGCCGCACCATTTGCTGATAATGATTTCGCATCGGTTAGATCACAGGAGTTTGAAAGTGAATCAACTTGTAACGCTGCAAAGCAAGTTATTGAGCGCGAATTCAAAACAGCCAAGTCAATAAAGAGCATTGCAGTATGCGTTAAAAAATAGCTAATTACAAAGCCTGCTATCGAGTGGGTTTTTTAATAGGCTATAAAGGAGATAAACACGATGGCTAAACCGGATTGGGGGGCGCTACAGCAACAGTTCCTCACCGAACATGCTAAATCAGGAATATCCCCTAAAGAGTGGTGTGAGAACCAGGGACTTAATTACGTAACAGCAAGGCGATATATTAAAAAGCCGGCTGCGCAATCTGCGCAAAAAACTGCGCACAAAAAATTGCGCACTGCGCAGACTGAAGATAGCGCAAAGTCGTTATCAAAAGACAAAGCGCTTACCCCACAGCAAAAGCGGTTTGTTGCTGAATACCTGATAGATGGTAACGCAACACAAGCGGCAATAAGGGCTGGTTACAGTGAAAAGACAGCGCAAGAACAAGGTTATCAGCTACTTCAGAAAACTTCAGTTGCAAATGAAATTGCGCACCAACAACAACAGTCTTTATCGCGCACATTAATTAAAGCTGATGACGTCCTCGCTAAGGCATGGAGCCTTGCAACATTTGACGCGAATGAATTATCTCAATATCGACGTGGTTGCTGTCGTCATTGTTGGGGGTTCGGTTATCAGTATCAATGGCGTGATGCCGTAGAATTCGAAGAAAAGCGACTTGAAGCAATCGAAAGAAAAAAGAGAGCTCCTGAAGATACGGGTGGATATGGTTACAACCACACAAAGGAGCCTAATCCCCTATGCCCACGATGTAACGGTGAAGGTATTGGACAGCCATTCTTTCCTGATACCCGAAAACTTAATGCTGATGCGGCTTTGGCGTATTCAGGCGTTAAATTGGGTAAAAATGGTGTTGAGATACTTTCAATTAATCGAGAGCGCATGTTTGATGCGGTAATGAAACGTCTAGGCCTTGTTGATAGTGAAGCCGCTCAGCGTATTCTCGAAATAGAATTGGAGCGCAAGCGATTAGAGGTTGAGAAACTGCGCAAAGAGCTTGCTGATAATGCTGACGATGATAACCCAACTCCAGTAGCGATTAATATCAACGTTGTCGATGCGAGGGCGGATGATGATATCACCGACACTTAATATCCCTCAGGCACGATTCTTGGCAATGCCTCATAAGTTTAAAGCATACGTGGCTGGGTTTGGCTCGGGTAAGACTTGGGTCGGTTGCGGTGGCATATGCAAAGGTATGTGGGAATTCCCTAAAATCAACCAGGGGTACTTTGCGCCAACCTATCCACAAATACGGGATATCTTCTACCCGACGATCGAAGAAGTCGCCTTTGATTGGGGGCTTAAAGTTAATATTGTTGAAAGCAATAAAGAGGTTCATTTTTACGAGGGTAGGAAATTCAGAGGCACGGTGATTTGCCGTTCTATGGAAAAACCCGAAACTATCGTTGGTTTTAAAATAGGTAATGCTTTAATTGATGAGCTTGATGTCATGAAGTCTGACAAAGCTCAAAAGGCATGGCGAAAAATTATTGCTCGTATGCGTTATAACGTTACTGGCTTACGAAATGGTATTGATGTAACAACAACCCCTGAAGGGTTTAAGTTTGTTTATCAGCAATTCGTAAAAGAGGTGAGAGACAAACCTGAGCTAAGTACGTTATATGGTCTTGTTCAAGCCTCTACGTTTGACAATGAAAAGAACTTACCGCCTGATTATATTCCTTCACTGATGAGCTCTTACCCGCCTGAGCTAATTAAGGCTTATTTGAGGGGGCAATTCACTAACTTAACAAGCGGTACCATTTATCACACTTTTGATAGAAAACTGAATAATTCAGAGGAAGAAGAGCAGCCCGGGGAAACGCTTTATATTGGCATGGACTTTAACGTTGGCAAGATGGCGGGAATTGTTCATGTACTCCGTTTGGGTTTGCCTCATGCTGTTACTGAAATCATTAATGCCTACGACACACCCGATATGATCCGCATCATTAAGGAACGTTTCTGGCTCTACGATGGTTCATATTATAAAAAAGTACGAGAGATTTATATTTATCCGGATGCTTCGGGGGATTCACGCAAATCGAACAATGCGAGCTCAACAGATATTGCACAGCTAAAACAGGCAGGTTTTCACGTTATTGTTAATAACTCAAACCCACCTGTAAAAGACAGGATCAACTCTATGAATGCAATGTTCTGTAATGCTGAGGGAGCTAGGCGTTACAAAGTGAATGTCAAACGCTGCCCTGTATACAGTGAATCACTAGAGCAGCAAATTTGGGACCCTAAAAGTGGGGAGCCGGACAAAAAAGCCGATAACGATCACCCGAATGACGCTGGTGGATATTACATCGTCAAACAATTCCCGATTATCAAGCCTACCGGAACGGTAACTAAACTTAGGATATAAACCATGCCTGATATTTCAACTCCCAACCTTGACTATAACGATATGGTTGAGGCTTGGGATATCAATGATGCCTTAATGGGCGGAACGTTGTATATGCGCACATTAGGCGAGCAATACATGCCCAAATGGCCTAAAGAAGAAAATGATTCTTACAAGGAAAGGCTCGCGACAGCAACATTACTTCCTGCGTATGAAGAAACCATTAATCAAAACGTAGGACGTGTTCTTGCAGCACCTATAGTGTTGAGTGAGGAAACTCCGCCGGAAGTTGTTGAAATCGCCACTGATGTTGATATGGAAGGGAGCCGCCTTGATGTATGGGCACAACAATTCTTCAATATCGGATTACAGTATGGTTTGGCGCATGCATTGGTTGATTATCCCAGAGTGGATTTGGACGTAGTCAAAACCAAAAGTGATGAAAAGAAGCTCGGGGCTAGGCCGTATGTCACCATGCTCAATCCTCGGCAAGTGATCGGCTGGAAATCCGCAACTAAAGGTGGGAAAACATACTTAACTGAATTGCGTGTGAAAGAAATTATCACGGTAGATGGTGATGATTTTGGGCAAACTAAGGTTGAGCAAATACGCCACATCATGCCCCGTCAGGTTGTCATTTATCGTCGAAGTAAGGGCAATAACGGTAGCGATGTGTGGGTACCCCATGAAGAATGGAAAACGTCACGTGATGATATTCCTCTCGTTACACTTTATACAAAGCGCACGGGGTTTATGCGTGGTTCACCGCCACTTTTAAATCTTGCAATACTCAACATCAAACACTGGCAGAGCCAAAGCGAGCAAGACAACATTTTGCATGTTGCGCGAGTCCCTTTACTGGTCGCCTATGGATTGAATGACGGTGCAGAACTCACTATCGGCTCATCATCGGCAACTAAGTTTGATGATAAATCTCAACATGGTCTTGAATATGTCGAGCATACGGGATCAGCTATTGGTGCCGGTAAAGAATCCATTGCGGATTTAGAACAGCAAATGCGCCAAGCCGGTGCAAAGCTGATTAAGGGTGACAACACATCAACAAAATCTGTCGAACAAACCAACGAAGAGAAAATGCAGGAAAACTCGCCACTCTATACTATGGCCATTTCGCTCGAGGATGCGCTTGATAACATCCTACAAATCTTTGCTGAATATAAAGGTCTGCAAAGTGGCGGTAATGTGGATGTCAGAACCGAGCTAGAAATCAGCGACAAAGAGATTAACTCAACAGCCGCGCTGGCGGTTCAAGCCTTGCGTCAAGGTGGGGATATTCGTCGTATTGACGCGATTCGCGCATTACAAGCGTTAGGTTTAATTGACCAAGATACTAAGCCAGAAGAGGTTATTGACGAGTTAAAAAATCAAGACCCCTCATTCATGGAGTAGCATATGGCGACAGCAAATGAATTTATCCAAAATGAAAGCATTGCTCACGCTATCTGGGTCAGTCGGTACAGTACCGGCGTGGCTAAGCGAATAGTTAAATTACTTAACCAGAGCGATGCTGAGCTAGTGGCTCGGCTGTTGGTGGCGATGGATGGGCTAGATGCTAAGAGTTTCACTGTTGAGCGATTGGAAAGCCTGCTGGGTAGTGTGCGAGAAGTTAATAAACAAGCTATTGATTCTATTCAGGCTAGCTTATCTAGTGAAATGCTGGCTTTTGCACAACACGAAGCGGGTTATCAGTTGTCGTTATTTACTACTGCTATCCCTGAGCAAGTGATTAAGCAGGTTTCCCTACAGAGTATCTCTGCACAACAAGCCTATTCCGCTGCAATGTCTCAACCCTTTCAAGGGCGATTATTGAAAGGTTGGATGAAGAACCTTGAAGCTGATCGGATGGCCAGAATATCAAATGTGGTGAGACAGGGTTTTTTGTTGGGTGACACCACGGAACAGATAGCCCGAAAGGTACGCGGTCATGCCAATAAAGGCTATCAGGATAGTGCGTTGCAATTAAGCCGTTCAAATGCCATTAGCATTACCAAAACAGCATTAGGGCATATGGCGTCAGTGAGCCGTGACCATTTCGCTAATGCAAACAGTGATATTGTCAAAGGTAAGCGCTGGATATCAACCCTCGATAATCGAACAACCCCCGAATGCCGAATTCGTGATCAGCTTATGTACACGATGGACAACAAACCGATTGGCCATAAAATTCCGTATTTGCAAGGACCCGGAAAACTGCATTTTTGTTGCCGTTCGACTGAGGTACTTGTTTTGAAATCCGCAAAGGAGCTAGGGCTTGATATTCGCGATATTCCTAATAGCTCCAGAGCCAGTATGGATGGGCAAATTCCCTCTGAGATTAATTACTCGGATTGGTTGAAAAACCAAAAGCCAGATAGGCAAGATGAAATACTGGGTAAAACTCGTGCCTCGCTCATGCGTGACGGTGGTTTATCGTTTGATGAGTTTTATACCGACAAGGGCGAGTATTTATCACTGGAGCAACTTAAACGAATAGACAGTGAGGCGTTTCGTCGCGCTGGGCTGTAAAAGCCAATTGATTACCAAGACTCCTAACGGGGTCTTTTTTTATACCTGTTATTGGGCGGATGCCACATAACGAACGGTCGGATGACCTTTTAAAGCCGGAAGGCGAGGAAGATAAAATGAAGTTAAAAACAGTCGAAGTGAATGGCAAAAGTTATGCTGAAATTGATGATAAAGGCTTTCCTATTTATCAGCACGATGATGGCAAAGAAATCGGTTTTGATGCAGCGCAAGCAGTTAGCAAAATTGCCTCATTGAATGGTGAAGCTAAATCACATCGTGAAGCCAAAGAAGCGGCGGAAGCGAATCTGGCTAAATTCTCAGGGATTGAAGACCCGAAAAAAGCATTAGAAGCTATTGAGACGCTAACTAAAATTGACCAGAAGAAGCTGATTGATGCAGGCGCAGTGGATCAAGTTAGAGCAGAAATTACCAAGTCATTCCAGACTCAACTGGATGAAGCAAATAGCAATGCTAATAAACTCCAAGAGCAGCTTTATAATTCAATGATTGGCGGCAGCTTTGCTGGCTCTAAATTCATCACTGACAAAATGGCTATTCCGGCTGACTTTGTTCAAGCCCGTTTCGGTCAGTCATTCAAAATTGAAGACGGCAATGTCGTGGCCTATGACCCGTCAGGTAACAAAATCTATTCTCGTGCTAAGCCGGGTGAGTTAGCAGGATTTGATGAAGCGCTCGAATTCTTAGTGGAGCAATACCCGCAGAAAGACCACATTTTAAAAGCCTCTGATAACAGTGGCATGGGTTCAAAAGCCAGTCAGCACCAAGCAGGGCAAAAGACAATGAAGCGCTCAGCGTTTGATTCACTTGACCCGTCAGCTAAAAGTGCGGCATTAGCCGATAAAGTCACAATCGTAGATTAACCCTCCTGGTGCCTTTCGGATGATGGGCATCGCTAGGTCTGGATAGGCCATCAAAAACAAATCATATTTAACTCCCATAAGGAATAATACATGCCCAATACATTAACAGGGCTTATCCCGACTATTTACACCGCGTTAGACACCGTCTCTCGCGAACAAGTCGGTTTTATCCCCGCTGTATCACGTAATGCTAAAGCGGATGCGGCGGCGAAAGGCCAAACTGTCACCGCATCAGTTGCACCGATTGCAAAAACGGTTGATATTGAACCGGGTGCAACTGCGCCGAATGATGGTGATCAATCAGTCGGTAGCGTTGAAGTTAAAATTACCAAATCCAAAATGGCACCGGTCAAATGGAATGGTGAAGAACAGCTCGCATTAGGGCCGGCAGGAACCTATAACACCATTCTTGCTGACCAGTTCACACAGGCATTTCGTGCACTATCCAATGAAGTGGACGCTGACCTTGCCGCACTTTACTACGCGTCTTCTCGTGGAGTGGGTGAAGCAGGTAAAACGCCATTTGGTGTAGGTGGTGATTTAAGTGATGCTGCAAATGCCCGTCAGGTGATGAGCGACAACGGTGCGCCAACTACTGATTTACAAATGGTACTTGGATCTTCCGCAATTGCTAACTTGCGTGGTAAACAGTCCGTTCTGTTTAAAGTGAACGAATCTGGCACTGATGCGCTATTACGTGAAGGGGTTATCGGTCGCTTAGAAGGCTTCAATATTCACGAATCCGCGAATATTAAAAAACACGCTTCTGCTGCAACCGGCTATTTGGTGAATGGCGATAAAAAAGAAGGCGACATCATCATTGCGGTGGATACAGGTACAGGGGTTTTCAAAGCCGGTGATATCGTTACGTTTGCAGGTGATGTTCATCAATATGTTATTGCGGTAGCGACAGCATCAACCATCACTCTAGCGGCTCCGGGCTTGCGCCAAGATTTAGCTGATGACACGGTTATTACGGTACTGGGTACTTATACGGCAAATATGGCCTTTGACCGAGGAGCCTTCCTGCTGGCGGCACGCACCCCAGCCATGCCAGAAGGTGGTGATACCGCTGATGATGTCATGAATGTGACAGATCCAAAATCAGGCATTACCTTCCAAGTGGCGCTTTACCGCCAATATCGTCAAGTGCGTTATGAAGTTGGTCTGTCATGGGGTGTTGCGCCTGTTAAGACAGAGCACAGCTGCATTATCTTAGGTTAAACCATAAAGGGGCTTCGGCTCCTTTATTCTTTGGAGAAATGAATATGGCCAAGGCACCAAATAAAAAAGCGGATGCAGAACAGTCGAATGAAACGCCCGATGAACAGCAAGAAAAAGGCATTGAGCTGGTCGTAATGACTCGGGGGGGTATCGATGCCGATGTTCACCCCAATGAAATTGAACGCTGGACGAATGAGGGCTGGCAGGCTAAGTAAGGGCATTTCATGGTCGAATATATCACGATTGAGGATGTCGATTTAAAACTGGGGGCTGATTGGGCTGATGAGGCTAAAAAGCCTAAATCCGTACTATCAGCCAACGCATGGCTAACCTCACTGAACCTTCGTGATTTTGGTCATGGTGATATTCCTGATGATGTAAAACAAGCGGGGGCTTATGCGGCTGAGGTTGCTTCTAAAGGCAAGCTGTATCAGCAATCGGATACCGGTTCACTGACCAGTAAAAAGGTTGATGCCGATGGAGCCTCAGTATCTAAATCCTATGCGGAGTTGAATTCAGGCAGTACAACACGTTTAGATCCCGATTTGCAACTGGCGTTAGCATTACTTAGCCAATACGGGGTTAACACTCACCAAGTTCGATTGCGTAGGGGGTAATGATGGGACTTCGTGACGAACTACAAGCCGAGTTAGCTGCTGCGTTTGATGAAGACCTCGCGGACGCTGTCAACGCTTTTGATGGGAAATATATTATCAAGGGCGATGATTGGGACCCCGTGACTGAGACCAGTACCGATACGGTTATTGAGTATTCAGGGCGGGGTGTTTTATCGCGCTATGCGACCTCAAAAATTGATAACGTGAATATCCTCATGGGGGATTTAAAACTCACCGCATTAACCAATGAAGTCACTGGTATACCTCAAATTAACCATACCATCACGACAAAAGATCTCGTCACTCACGAGTTGAGAGCGTACACCGTTAAATCGGTGGGGACCGACCCAACAGGCGCAACCTACTCCATTCAATTAAGAGGGGGATAATATGGCGAAGCAAAGCTGGTCTATTCCTCCCTCCGCATTTGTGGGGCTTGTTGAGGCCGATGTAAATCGAAAAATGCGCGTTATCGCCATACAGTTACTGACTGAGATTGTGCAACGCTCACCGGTTGATACGGGGCGGTTTCGCAATAACAATGCGGTAAGCATTCAACATCCTGATTACAGCGAAACGGGCTTTACGGGAGGGGCAAAGTTAGAGCGTGGTTCAAGCAGTGGTGTACAGGCGTATTCGATGGGGATCGGTAAAATAGGCGAAGCCAGTCGAGAGCGTTTTCCTGTCATCTATATTCAAAACAATCTCCCCTATGCTTCGAGTCTTGAAAATGGTCATTCTGGCCAAGCGCCTGAGGGCGTTTATCGGTTGTCGTTCGAAAGCATAGCACAGGCATACAAATGACATTAACGGAAATTAGAAACGCCATCATTCAACGTATGACGGCACAAACCGCTATTGCTAAAAATGATGTGAGATACCCCAACGATAAGCCGTATGACCCAACGGGGAAACCTATTTGGGCGCGTTTAACTATTAAACATGGTTCATCGGGCACGCAAGAGATTGGACGTGGCCCCGTGGTTCATCGTACCGGCATCGCATTTATTCAATTATTTGTGCCCTTGGAAACGGGCACACTTTTTATGACTCAAACGGCAGACAAACTGAAAGACGTATTCGAAAACCAAACAGACGGTCAATTGGATTATTTTTCGGTGTCTGCTGATGATGTAGGTAATGAAGGGCATGGCTGGTATCAACTCAATTTATCTATTCCATATCGCGCACTATAGGAGGCTAAATGTCATCAGGTGCTAAGGTCATCACGGCGTTTATCCGTGAGACAACAACGGGTGTCACTCCGACAAGTGGCAAGTGGGATTTATTAACGCGAACAAGTTATGGCGTAAAACCCACACAAAATACGTCTGATAATGACGAAATTGGCGGCTCTCGCATGGCGCAAGGTAAGTCACTCACCACCGTCGACGTGGGTGGTGATATTGGGGCTAAGTTTCGCTTTGGGCAACATGATGCATTTTTAGCATCTTGCTTTGGTGCTGAGTGGGTAAGCAATACCTTAACAATGGGTAATGAGCGGATCACTTTCTCATTAGCAACATTTGCCGCTGACATTGGTGTCGCGTCAATTGCTCGTGGTTGTCAGGTAGGCGCAATGCAACTCGAAACGCCTGCGGATGGTGACGTAACAGTCTCGATCACCTTTGCTGGGCTTGGGTTCGATTCAAAAGGTGATGGGACTAAATACCATACTGAACCGGTCGATAATGCAGGCAAATTGCGTTACAGCTTTAAAGAGGTCACTAATCTTAAGCTTAATGGTATTCAAGGCGGTAATGGCTTCTGTGTTGATTCCTTTAGCTTGAACTTTGACAACAATATACAGGTTCAGCGCTGTATCGGTACCGGAACGCCATTTGCGGGCGCTAATATCCCAACCACCTTTACCCCTTCAGGTAGCATTACGCTCTCCTGGTCTAAAGCCGCATGGGAAATTTGGAAGAAAACATTAACCGGTGAAACCATCCCGTTCGAGTTCACGCTGCAAAATGCGGAAGGGGGTTATACGTTTTTATTCCCAGCCGTGCAGGTTGATGGTGATTGGCCCGATGGGGGCAACACTGACATTATTCAGGTTCAACTTAATATCACCGCTGCAGACACACCGCCAACCATTACACGTATCCCGCCAGTGGTCGAGCCGGGTAAGTAATTTAACACCTTAAGCCCGTTAATTCGGGCTTTTTATCGCTAAAGGTAAACTAATGCTAATTCTCAATGAAGACTCAAAATTAGAAGTAACAAAATGGATTGAACCGCAAGAAGGCGTGAAATTGCTCGTTGGTTCAATTGAAAATGAAAATTACCGCACAACAAGCGCAACTATTTACCGTCATATTGACCGGCTTGATAACAAAATGAACGTAGGCACACCCGAGTTTGATATCACCAAAATTGATATCACTCAAACGCCTGACGATTTATTAATGGCCACAACAGCACGTTATTTGTTGAAAGATTGGCAAGGTGTGGGGGAGCTGAATGTGAAAGGTAAGCAAGTCGCCATTGAATACACGCCTGAACGTGGGGCGATATTATTAAAACAAAACCCTGAGTTTTACTGGAAAATTCTTAATGCCGCGATTGAGTTAGGCAAAGAAGAATCTGAGCATGTGGCTGAAACAGTAAAAAAGTCATAGAGGCTCAAAAGTGGCTCACTGAGTTTGGCGGGCTACAAGGAGAGAAAGCCAAGTGGAAGCGAAAGCAATTAGGGCTTCCCGACATGCCAGCCCCTAAATTTGATGGTGTCATTAACGAGCTTTTAATTGCCTATAGTGTTATCGGTCGTAACCGTCGATATACAAGCATGACCGCCTGTCCATTGCCTTTATCTCTCGGGGATATCGAACAGTACCTTTCATCAAAACCAACAGTGATAAGCCGTAAAGAGTTTGATGCCGCTATTTTTGCACTTGATGATCTATTCCGTGAAGAGTGGATGAAAGAGCAGGAAAGGAAGGATAAAAACTAACATAAGGATAGACTTACAATTGAGGTCAGATAAACACCTCTTAACTGAGGTGTTTTGTATTGCTGTAAATAAGAACAGTAACACCAATTACATATTTAATGCTTTAATCGAGCTGTACATTTAAGCTAAATTTGATGGTGTAATAATGGATAATAAAGAGAATTATTTAGTATTGGCAAGAACTGCTGCGCTAGCTGGTAATAATGATGAAGCATTGAATTATTTTAATAAAGTTTTGGAGCTAGACCCTATAAATGTTAATGCTTGGTTTGGTAAAGGAGAGGCATCAGGCTGGTTGTCATCTATAAGTAACCTTAGATTTGGCGAGATGACGGTTGCATTTGAAAGTGCGTTGAAATTCTCAGATAACCCTGATGAACTAAAAAAAGAATGCGCTAGGTCTATTAATGAGATAGTAACTGCATGTTATTCGTTGTGCCGTAATCATGCCATTGAATTTATAGCGCTACCAGATACATGGCCAGCCCACATAGTACAAATACAACAGATGATATCCATGTATGAACTGGCACACGCCTACGATCCAGAAAATGAAATTATACTGAGAAATATAATTACGTTATGTGAAGGGAGTATTGAGGGGATCGCATACACAGATCCATATGATAATAACACATCAAAATCAGTTTTCTTAGCTCCAGAATATGAGAAAGTGGTTAGAGGGACAATGACGCAGTATGGTGAAATATTAAAAAAATTAAACCCAGAATACAAACTACCTAATCCAGTAGCAGCTAAACCGGAAAGCTCATGTTTTGTTGTAACAGCAACTATGGGGAATGAATATTCTTATCCTGTTATCACGTTAAGAAATTTCAGAGATCGTTATCTATTAAAAAGTAGAGTTGGCATTAATTTTGTAAAGTGGTATTACAAAAAAGGGCCATCTATAGCTAAATTAATCAAGAATAGTTGCCTATTGAAAGTTATTAGCTTTGTTTTTATTGTTATTCCAGCTGTTGTGATAGCTAAATTAATCATGCTCAAAGATAAAACCAGTGATTAATTTAACTGTTATTATCATTGATAATTCATTAGTAATTAACTAAAAATAACACAATATAAAATTTGTCTATTTTTAGTGAGACCCTGTCAACTGACGGGGTTTTTGCATTTTAGGGGGATAGAAAATGTCAGAGCAATCATCAAGGCTAGCCATTATTTTAGATAGCGCAGCAGCACAACGAAACTCAGATACTTTAGCATCATCATTAAACCGATTAACACAACGCGGGGAGCGAGCGGTAGAATCTACTGATGCATTTAGTGCTTCTTTAAAAAGAATGGCTGCAACTGCTGCTGGTGCATTATCAATATCTGCTGTTTTAAAATATTCAGATTCATGGATGACATTGTCTAATAAACTAGCAAATGCCACTAAAGCAAGTGAAACGCAGCTTGAAGTAATGAAGCGTGTCTTTGATATATCACAAGAAACAAGAGCTAGCCTAGACGGAACGGCCACACTGTATGCTCGATTGGAACGAGGAACTCGAGAGTATGGAACATCAGCAACTGAGTTAGCAAAGCTAACCACGATTATCAATCAGGGTTTTGCTGTATCAGGGGCAACAGCGCAAGAGGCTGAAAATGCCATAATCCAGTTATCTCAAGGTATAGCCTCTGGGGTTTTACGGGGTGAAGAGTTTAACTCTGTAGCCGAGCAGGGTAGCCGCTTAATGGTCGCCTTAGCTGATTCATTAGGTGTTAATATTGGACAGTTAAGAGCGATGGCAGCTCAAGGAAAACTAACGAATGATGTTGTGGTCAATGGGCTTCTATCTCAAGGAGATGCCATTGCAAAAGAATTTGCGAATACCACTGCAACCTTATCCCAAGGGTTATTAATTGCTAATAATAACCTCACCAAGTTTTTAGGTGATGATGAGCTTATAAAGTCATTTTCCGCAGGATTACGTGATTTAGCCGTATCAGGGTCAGAAAATTTAGAATCCTTAACGGAAGTATTTTTAATAGGCGCAGGTGTAATTGGTGCAAGATATGTCGGTGCATTAGCTAACGCAAGCAAAGAAAAACTGAGAATAATGACCGCATCAGCAGCACAGGCGAAATCAGAAGCTGCAGTAACCGCAGCAGCCGAACAAGCAGCACTATCGACTTTGAGAAGAGTGAACGCTGATAAAGCTGCAATACAAACATCTCATGCAAAAATGATGCAAGAGTATGAGGGCATCAAGGCGACAAATGCAGCTTCTGTTGCAGAGGTTAAGTTGGCTCAGGCTGAAGTTAATAGCATTAAAGTTAAAATATCTCAAATTGAGGCGGAAAAAGCACTTGAAGTACAACGAGCCAAATCACAGATATCTGAACAAGGAAGAATAGCAACGGCGACGCGAATGGCTGAGTTGCAACAATCATCATTAGTATTAACTCGTCAATTAGCGGTAGCAGAAACAGCGACCGCGAATGCAAGAGCTGCAGCGATCAGCACTGCAGAGGCTAAAATTACGGCTTCGCGGTCTGCAATGACTGCGGCGACTGTTGCAGCAACAAATGCAACAAATACATACACAGCAGCGCAATCAGCAGCAGCAGCCTCCGCAAGAGCCGCGAGTGGTTCCCTTAACCTATTAAAAGGAAGTTTAGCTTTAGTCGGTGGTCCTGTTGGGTTTGCGATGTTAGCAGGCGCTGGTCTTTACTATTATTCTCAACAAGCAGAGCAGGCGAGAGAGAAAACTAGGGCATTTACAGATGAAATTCCTGGTTTAATTAGTAACCTAAAAAAATTAAATAAAGTTGAGTTGGACTCTGTCTCCGTGAAACTCATTAAAAATGTTAGCCAACTTAAAGAAGATTTAGCTACTGCGGATGCAGGAATAGAAAGTCTAAAAGGGACATACTTAAGAGCTCAAAAAGTAGTTGATTCTGGTAAGGGGTTATCTTGGGATAGGCAGGAGGCCGTTGAGGCAGCCAAGAAAGCATCTGATGATCTAAAGCTAGCGTATGCAGAGCGCCAAGCTATAGTAACTAAGCTTTCATTAGCTGAGGAAGCGCAGGCAAAGGTTAATCAACAACTTTCTAGTGTTGTTGTTGAACAAATGCATGTTGCACGTCAACAGTCTGACGCTTTGGAATCGGCGGAGACTAAAGTTAGAATGCTTGCTGATGCCCAATCATTTTTAGCGCAAAAATTAGGTATTTCAACTAATGCAATGAAGCAGTTTAACGCTCAATCATTATTGTTGAATTACGGCGGTGATGACGCTAATAAATTTATTCAAGGCCTAAAGCAGCAAGTTGAATTATCAGAGAAAACAGGTAAAGCACGCGCTCAATTGGCCGCTGAACAAGCTGCAATGAGATCGGGCGCTAATCCTGAAGGCATAAAAGAAGCCATTAGGTTAGCAGGGATTGAGTACGACAACCTTGAAAAACAAAGGGAGTTAACTAAATCTAAAAATGCTACTTATTCTGAATCTGCCGCTCAAAAAATGCTATCAAGCCTTAAAGAACAGCAGATGGTGTTAATTCAGCAGCGAGATACCAGCAGCAGCTTAGGTAGCCAGCAACAAGCATTAGTTAAATGGGAGCAGCAGCTCGCCGACATAAAGTCTAAGAAAACCCTCACCGCAGATCAGAAGTCATTACTTGCTAATGCTGAACTGATCACCCTTGAAATGAAGCGCAATGCAGAAATTGAAAAAGCAATTCAGAGTAAAGAAACCGAGGTGAAAATAGCTGCTTTTCACAAACAACAAATGGATGAATCACTACAAACTTTAAGGCAATACAACCAAACTTTAGCTATGGCGGGAATGGGATCATTAGCACAAGGGCGGATGCAAGAGAGGTTTAGAGTTGAAGAAGAGTACATGAAGAAAAAAGATACTCTTACAGCTCAATTCAATGACAAATCGTCTGGTATGACAAAAGAAATGTATGAAAAGGAAACGCAGTTCATTTCTGATGAATTACAAAAACGATTATCAATGCTGGAAGGTTTCCACAATCAGCAGGACATAATGAGAGGGAACTGGACGCTAGGCGTTAATATGGCTTTGCAAAACTACATGGACAATGCAAGGAATTACAGCCAACAGGCTGAAGGATTTATTACCAGTTCGCTGCAAAATATTACGGATGGTGCTGCCAATGCGTTAACTGACATTACGACTAACTCAAAGAATGCACTTGAGGCAATAGGTGATTTTTTTGGTGATATGACTAAGTCGGTAATCAAAGATTTGATCCGAATCTTTATTCAAGCTCAGATAACTAATGCTATGACAGGGCTGTTTGGCGGCGGCATCATGGGGTCATCACAGGTCAAGACTTTTAACGCGGGTTTGAATGGCCTTAATTTAACTGGTATGGCACACAGTGGTATTGATAGAGTGCCTAAAACAGGTACTTGGCTATTGGAAGAGGGCGAGCGAGTGATGACGCAAGATACATCGGCTCGTCTGGATAATGTACTGGATGCTCTAACTAGAAGTACGTCACCAGATGTATTTGCAATGAAATACCTGCACCCATCCAACCAAACAAATAACACGACCAATAACACCAACGCTGAAAATAACAGTGAGCAAAGTGCGACTTATATTATCAATCAAACCGTTCAGGTTTATGGGAATGGTGAAAAAGCATTAGCCGAGGTTGTTAAAGTTGCTGCTAATAGAGGGGCTAAAGCTGCTGTTGCTGAAATTCAACGTGACTTTGCCACTAATGGTAAAACGAGAAAACTACTAGAGTAATAAATTATGTCTGTTATCGAATGGCCTTCGGGCATTAATCCTAGTGAAATGTCATGGCGATTAATTAGTAACAGTAAAACCTTCAGCTCAGTATTCACAGGCAGTTCCCAAACAGTACGTTTCCCCGGCAGTAAATGGCATTGTTCACTCAGTTTCACAAACCTAACAGATGATGAGTCAAGAGAGCTTGAAGTTCTCATGGCTTCGCTTGATGGTGAGAGTGGGCGGGTTAAACTATCGCACTGGGCGCGAAAAGGTGTTGCCAATATGGGGACGCCTTTAGTGAGTGCATCCAATCAAACGGGGCGATATCTGCAAACGAAAGGTTGGAAGCCTAACACTAACGTACTGAGAAAAGGCGATTACCTTACTGTTAATAATGAACTCAAAATGGTGACCGAGAATATTAAAAGTGACGCAAGCGGGAATGCGGTTATTGCCATTTCCCCCATGCTTCGATATTCACCGGTTCTCAATGAGAAAGTGGAAGTTGCCAAACCGTATGGGATTTTTAAGCCGGTAGACAATGAGCAAGGGGATTTTCAATTTCACCCTTACTTACTGTCGGATGTTTCTCTTGAATTTGAGGAGGCGCTTTACTGATGATTTACCATCCCTTATCTGACGAAATGGTTAAAGCCATTAATGATGATTGCTATTTGGTTGTCGCTGCAAAGCTTGATTTAAAATCGGGCGTAACGTGTGTTCATACGGGAACAGGCAATCTCATTATCGCGGGTGAAGTTTATCAAGGTGTGGGTCAACTTGGCGCGGTTGAATCAGTAAAAGAGGGACTATCAACCAGCCCAACTCAACTATTGTTATCACTAAGCGGTTTTGATTCAAAGTTAGTCGGTGAAGTGCTCAATGAGCGAAGTCGTGGGCGTGATGTTCGCCTTATGCTGGTGGCAATAGATGAAGATAATGGGCAACCGATGTTAGCGGACGTTATTTTTGCAGGGCAAATAGCGAATCTAAGCGTCACCACAGGCGAAGAGAATAAAATAGGGCTAACGGTATCAAATCGTTTTGAACGTTGGTCAATGGGGCTGCCTGACCGTTTCACAGATGAATCCTGGTCTAAACGTCACAATGGTGACCGTATATTTCGATATGTTGCTCAGATGGCAGAACGTTCGATTTATTGGGGCAGTAAAAAGGATGCGCCAGCCTTCATTTACAAATAAGCACTAAAACTAATTCGCACGTAAGGCCTCTTAACTGAGGATTTTTTACATTTGGAGGTAAGTAAATGCGACATCCTCAATGGACCATACAATTACCTGAAACCTTAAGGGCGGCAATGAGTCGCCCTTTTTCATGGGGTGAGCATGACTGCTGTTTGTTTGCTGCTGATTGCGCGCTTGCTGTATGTGGTATCGATATTGCTGAAAAAGTTCGTGGTCGCTATAAGACAAAATCAGGGGCTATGCGAGTCTTAAAGTCGGAATTTGGTGATTTAGAGTCGGGTATATCAAGTTTCTTTATCGAAATCGAACCAACCAAAGCCACAAGGGGCGACATTGTTATGTTCAATGGTGATGAAGGTAAAACTCTTGGTGTGCTTTGGGCTGGTAAGGTGTGGTCTGTCACTGAAAGCGGGGTATTACCTGTTAATCATCAACCAATCAAAGCATGGAGGGTCGAGTAGATGGGTAAAGTTGTATCAAATATCGTTTCTACCGGCTTAATGATTGCAGGTGCCATGATGGGTGGCCCAGCAGGTTGGGCTATGATTGCTGCGGGCATGGCAACGCAATTCGCAGGTTCAAGGTTATTTAAAGATAAAATGCCGTCAATGGGGTATCGAGACCAATCAGAACGCAAGCAAATGCTTCGCTCCCCAACTGCGCCAGAAACTATCATTGTTGGGAAAACGGTTTGTTCCGGGTTACTGTTTTTTGCTGAAGAAGAAAAGGGCGACCAAACAGAAAACGAACGATTATTCATGGCATTGGCGATTGCGGCACATAAAGTTGACCGTATTGGCCAGATTTGGCTGAACGATGATTTAATCGGTACCTTTGGTGATAAAGCGACTTATGAGTTTCATAATAGCCGAACGGACTGTGACCCTTACTTGCTGAAAAATGCCCCGTCATGGAAATCGGATATGATAGGTGATGGGCTTGCATGGTTGCGTTTAACCCTTAAATACGATGCTGAAAAATTCCCGTACGGTGTGCCTAACGTCAAAGTTGAGATATGGGGAAAGCCTGTCTATGACCCTAGAACGGGTAAAATGGGTTGGAGTAATAACGGCGCACTAATTATTCTTGATTTTTATCGTAGTTATTTAGGTGTGCCGGATTCTGACATTGATTTTGAAGCATTTAAAGTTGCTGCTGATTTATGCGATGAACCAGTAACAACACCAGAAGGAAAAACGGAGCCACGCTACACAATTAATGGAGCTTATGAATTATCAGAAGGACCATCATCAACACTCGACCATATGCATAAATGTATTGCAGCTGAACCAACCTACATTGCTGGTAAGCACGGCATTCTGATGCAAGCATACAATGGGCCCGCTGTATTACATATAGAGCCAAACCAAATCGTTGATACAGTTAATATCACGCCTGATTTACCACTACGTGATGCGACTAATGCGATTTACGGTACGTTTGTCGATGCTGAGCAACAATATATAAAAACAGATTTTACACCCGTGATTGTTGACGAATGGATAGAAGAAGATGGGCTAGAGATTAAAGAAAACATGGATTATCGCTTTGTCACAAGCCCATACCAAGCTAGTCGATTAGCTAACCTGTATTTACGCAAAAAGCGTGCAGGTCGCAAAATACAGTTACCCATGAATATGGACGGCTACGCATACCGACCAGGAGATGTTGCGTTATTAAATTTGCCCCATATTGGTATTCAAAACTTTGAATGTCGCGTGGCTGAGTGGAAATTTCACCCTCAAGAGGGAGCAGAAATACTACTTGAAGAGGATGGTCCACACATCTATGAAGACATTATAGGTAAGCTTTTTGTTCGACCTCCATTCACTGTTTTACCGACTGGCGGGGTGGCTCCTCCGCTTAACCTTGCTTTTGTGGCCACAAATATCGGTGAAGTTGTTCAGGGTTATTTGAGTTGGCAATCAGCTGCTGCAGATGTTCGCTATAACACAGTAAACATCATTGAAAGCGGTAAGGTTATTCAGTCTATTCAAATTCCAACCCCTGCTCAGCGTGTGGAGTTGTCAGGTTTGGTACGTGGCTCTTATCGTGCTGAAGTTCGCTCTATCAATGCCGCTGGCGCGATGTCTTCCCCTGCTATTGTTGATTTTGATATTCAGGCCCCACCTAAACCCGTTAGCGTTGAAATGGTTGGCGGTATGTTCTCACTGACCTGTATCCCTCATGGTGGCGAAACCGCGCAACATGGCTATACGTTTGAATTCTGGTTCAGCGACAAGAAGCTGGCCAGCACGAATGACACTGAAGTTACCACTAAAGCCAACCGACAAGGCCAAGGGCAATTCTGGACTAAGGAGAATTTAAAAGCCGATACCAATTATTGGTTTTATGTTCGTACGGTTAACAGTTATGGCAAGTCTCCCTTTGTTGAAGCCGTAGGAAAGGCTGACGGAACGCCAAAAGACATGGTTGATGAACTGGGTAATACCTTTCTCAGCAATGAAGCTGGCCAAGAAATGCAAAAGCAAATCGACTTCAACAAAGACCACATCGAAGACCTAACGTTAGAACAGCTTGAAATTAAGCATGACATTGTTGATATCGATAGCAAGACAATTGACTTAAATAACAAAGTTGTTCAAATCAATACCGATGTTGAAATTGTGAGTGAAGCAGTCATGCAGAACACACAATTCACAACGCAGGTTAGTTTTAAACTCAGTGAAGAAGTTGCGGATCGCAAGGCTGAAATATTCAGACTTGAACAAGTTCGAGTGACGGATTTAGATGCTTTAGCGCGTTGGCAAGAAAATATCAGCGTAACAGTGAGCTCTAATACGTCATCAATACTTGAAA